TAGTGCGTTCGTTATGTCTGGTTACACGTTGATCAGCAATACAATGAACGATGTTAGCAGACAAACATTTGTTTACGCATTGAAGCAAGAGCAGTTAGAAGCAACGAACAAGATAAACAATTTGTTCGATAGCTATAATTCTATTGACGAGTCATTGACTTACTATGACGCGGGTATTGTTATGAACATGGAGAAGATAGATAATAATCTCTCGTTCGTCAACAAGCTTTCAATAACTGACACTAGAATAATAGAGCAGTTAAAATCACTGCGATATATGCAGGAGTCACAGGCAGAAGAGTTGTTAGAACTACGAGACAATCAATCTGCAACGGGTGGGCTTGGGGTTGTTACGGGTCAGCGCGATAAGGTATCCAAGCCAAAACCTATAGCGGTGTTATTGCAACCCGTGGTAGTAGAAACACAGCCGTTGGTAGTAGAACCACAGCCTATAGCGGCGTTGTCTGTGCCTGTAGTAGTGGAGCCTCAACCCATCGCGGTGTTATTAGAACCAGTGGTAGTTCCATCATGCCCTAAAGCTGATAGCGATGTAGACTTTGGCAGGTATTTAAGAAACATTACGTTCAGAAAGTCTGTTAAGTTTACAGCATCGTTTGATATACAGGATGGGGAACTTATCAATCTTGAATTCACTGAGAACATTAGCGGCAAGTTGATTAGAGCAGTCACTAAGTATCTAAACACAGCGATACCTACAGCTAACGATGTACCTAACTGTAGTCTACCGTTTACAATATCAGTGTAGAAAAAGCTTGACAACAATAGTGGAACGTGGTATACTCGACATTCAATTTTCACCACCAAAGAGGAAAGTAACATGGCTATATTAGAAGGCACAGCGTACTGGGCATCGGTCACTACACCGAACACGACCTTTGAACCTACGTACTCAGTAAACTTAGTTGTAGATGAAGCCACCGCTGAGGATTTTAAAGCGCGTGGATATAACATTAAGCAGATGGACGAAGGCCCATCCATTGTAATTAAACGGAAGGTCGAAGGTAGAGACGGAACAGTGCGTGACGCGCCTAGACTTGTTGACCAGTACAAGAACCCGCTCGACACTAAGGTAGGCAACGGTTCTTTAGTTAAGGTGCAGTACAATGAGTGGGAAACCACTAACAAGTACGGCTCTTTCAAAGGCTTAGACTTCCAAGCTATGCAAGTGATAGACCTTGTTGAAGTTGGTAGCCCTGATGGTGCTGAGTTTGAAGCGGCTGAAAGTGACATGGAGGATGAACTATAATGGGAATTGTTACAGTAGAAGATGTTAAGTACGAGTCAGACCTACTCTCAGACGAGGGTCGGGCAATACTATCTCACTTAATAGAGGCAGACAAGCAGGGTCAAAGCGCATCAATTACAGTGGGGCTTATGCGAGCCGCGAGTATAAAGTTGATTGCTGACCTTAAAGATAACCACCTCACGGACGAGGCCATTGCAACAGAGGAAGTTGAAGTAACTGAGGAGTAAGCCGAATGGCTTTCGTTAAACTGCACCAACCCTGTCAGGATGATTCATGTGGGTCTACTGACGGGGCTTCCATCAATTCAGATGGGTCGGCCTACTGTTTTGTTTGTAGGAAATATTTTCATAGTTATAGTACAGCGGAAGTACACCAACCAGATACCGCAAAGGATTTAAAAGGGTATCAAAGGAAGACCCCGATGGAGAATAGTTCAAGAGTCTCCTCTTCACCCAACCCTACCGCTTCTTTTAACGAACTGACTGACCGCAAGATAAGCTTAGCTACAGCTAAGAAGTTCGGTGTTAGATCGACTACAGTTAACGGTAAGATTGATAAGCATTATTACCCGTATTACAATGGACACGAGTTAGCAGGAACTAAAATTCGTATGCAGAATAAAAACTTTTCTTGGGCAGGAAGCTCAAAAGAAGTTGGCTTGTTTGGAGAGAATCTATTCAAAGCGGGTGGTAAGTTTATAACATTAACAGAAGGCGAGTGCGATGCAATGGCCGCTTACGAACTTATGGGTAGTAAGTGGCCTGTCGTATCTATAAAATCAGGAGCGCAAGGAGGCGTTGCTGATGTTAAGCATAGTCTTGAGTACCTTGAGTCATTTGATTCTGTTGTCATTAACTTTGACAACGACAAGGTGGGCAAGGATGCCGCTCAAGCAATTGCAAAGCTACTAACACCTAAGAAAGCTAAGATAATGACGTTGCCTGTGGACTACAAAGACGCTAACGATATGTTGCGTCAAGGTAGACACGCCGCATACGTCAGTTCTTTTTGGGATGCTAAAGTCTATACGCCTTCTGGTGTATTAAATCTATCTGATCAGTTTGAAGCCTATCAACAGCTAAGACTAGAAAAGAAAACAGCTATACCTTACCCGTGGCGTGGTCTTAATACTAAGCTAGAAGGTATGAGAGCAGGTGAGTTAGTCACCCTTACAGGTGGAACAGGCTTGGGTAAGTCCTCAGTAACCAGAGAGATTGAACACTGGTTGATTAATAATACAGAAGATAACGTAGGTGTTGTAGCACTGGAGGAGAACTGGTCACGTACTGCTGAAGGTATCATGGCAGTAGAGGCTAACGCTAAGCTTCACCTTGATAGTGTCAAGGCTCAATACACAGACGACCAGTTAGACGATTGCTTTAAGAAAGTCTTTATGGGTGACAACGATGGTCGTGTTTGGATTCATGCACATCACGGTGTTAATAACCTAGAAGACATCTTCAGTAAGCTACGCTATATGATCATCGGTCTAGATTGTAAATGGATTGTAGTTGATCACCTTCACATGTTAGTTTTATCTACATTAGAAAACGATGAGCGTAAAGCTATTGACGGCATCATGCATCGCCTCAGAACTATGGTAGAAGAGACAGGCTGTGGTATGATACTGGTATCTCACTTGCGTAGAGTAGAGGGCAACAGAGGTCACGAGAACGGCATCGAGACAGGGCTTAATCATCTCAGAGGGAGCCAGAGTATTGCTCAGCTAAGTGATTGCGTGATCTCCTTGGAGCGTAACCAACAGTCAGAGGATCAGATAGAAGCCTCGACCACTAAGGTCAGAGTACTGAAGTCTAGATACACTGGAGATGTTGGCGTTGCTTCTCACCTACTGTATGATAACAAGACAGGTAGGCTCAGAGAGCTAGATGATTATGATGCGGCGCAATTTGACGGAGAGATCATATGAGTAACTTAGTATTTGATATAGAAACAGATGGCTTAGATCCTTCTAAGATTCATTGCATCGTGGCTCAAGACGTAGACACTATGGATGTGTTCACGTTTGACAACACTCAGTTGGAGAAAGGCTATGGGCTACTGCGCTCAGCAACTAAACTGATAGGTCACAATGTGATAGGCTATGACATCCCAGTGATAAAGAAGTTAACAGGTATTGATTTGTTTGATAAGAAGATTGTTGATACCTTGGTGCTATCACGGCTCTTCAACCCTACACGCGAAGGCAACCACGGCCTTGAAGGGTGGGGCTATCGCTTAGGTTTTAAGAAGGGTGACTTCGGTCAGCAGGAGGATGCTTGGAGTTCGTACACACCTGAGATGTTAGAGTACTGCAAGAACGATGTACTGCTCAACACTAAAGTCTATGAGTCTCTGAAGCTTGAGAGCCGTGGGTTCACACCACAGTCAGTACAGATAGAACACGCAGTAGCTAAGATCATTGATCAGCAACGCACTAATGGTTTCTTATTAGATGTGCAGAAAGTTATGGGCTTGATGGCTATGTTTGAAACTAAGCTACACGACTTAGAGCAAGAGGTTCAGGAAGAGTTCCGGCCTGTAGTTACTACTCAGATACTAACACCTAAGTACACAGCGACAGGCGCAGTAGCTAAGACAGCAACCGACCAACATGGCAAAGGCACACGGCTAACAGACGATGAGTATGAACGTATACTTTGTGACATGGACTCTAAGCCCATAGCACGTAAAACTGAAACACCTTTTAACTTAGGCTCACGTAAACAGATCGGCGAGTACCTAATTCGTTTTGGTTGGAAGCCTCAGAAGCACACACCTACAGGTCAACCTATTGTAGATGAGTCAACTTTAAATAGAGTTAAGGGTATTCCACAGGCCGCCATGATTGCTAAGTATCTTATGTTACAGAAACGCTTGGCACAAACTAAGAGTTGGATCAAGGAACTTGACGAAGAGACAGGCAGAGTACACGGCTATGTTAATCCTAACGGCGCAGTGACTTCACGCATGACACACTCACATCCTAACATGGCACAGATTCCTAGTAGTTCGTCACCATACGGCGAAGATTGCCGATCTTGTTGGACAGTACCACACAACTACCGTCTGGTTGGGATTGACGCTTCTGGGCTTGAGCTTAGAATGTTAGCACATTATTTAAATGACGAGGGCTATACAAATGAAAT